GTCTTGTAGATAGAAATAAGGGATCAACTCTTTCTTACTTACATAAAGCAATTAAGTCACTCAATCAATTACGAATGATTGAAGACTCTCTTGTTATTTACAGATTGTCTCGTGCCCCAGAAAGAACAATCTTCTACATTGATGTAGGTAATCTTCCTAAAGTAAAAGCAGAACAATATCTTCGTGATGTTATGATGCGTTATCGCAATAAACTTGTCTATGATGCATCAACCGGCGAAATTCGTGATGATAAAAAAATGATGGCGATGCTTGAAGATTTCTGGTTGCCTCGTCGCGAAGGTGGTAGAGGAACTGAAATCTCTACACTTCCTGGCGGACAAAACCTTGGAGAAATTACAGATATTGAATATTTTAAGAAGAAACTATATCGTTCTCTAAATGTTCCACCATCGAGAATGGATGGAGAAGGTGGATTTAACTTAGGACGTTCATCAGAAATTCTCCGCGATGAAGTTAAGTTCAGTAAGTTTGTTGCAAGACTGAGAAAGAGATTTTCATACATGTTCAGTGATATGCTGAAGACTCAGTTGATTCTCAAGAACATTATTACTCCAGAAGACTGGAATATTATGTCTGAGCATATTCAATATGATTTCCTTTATGATAACCATTTTGCTGAACTTAAGGATGCTGAACTTCTAAACGAAAGATTGAATATGGTTCAGGTTGCAGAACCATATGTTGGAAAATATTTCTCTCAGGACTACGTAAGAAGAAAGATTCTCAGACAAACTGATACTGAAATTTTAGAGCAAGATGTTCTGATCAAAAAAGAAATTGAAAGTGGAGTAATTCCAGATCCAAATCAACCAGTTGATCCTCAGACTGGATTAACTTTAGATCAGACTTCGCAAATGGACTTAGGTAAACCAGTAATGGAACCTGATCTTCGTTCTCAGGAAAGAGACGTTATGGCTGCAGGTAAACCAGCAGAAATGCCCAGGGGTGGTGAAATATAAATAGAAGCGATTACCAATTGGATTTATAACAATGGATGATTTACTGAATATGATTGCTTCAGACGAAGCACCTTCTCAAATTAGTGACAAGATCAAAGATCTTTTGTTTACTAAGTCGGCAGAGAGAGTTGATGGATTTCGCCCAGAAGTAGCAAATTCTATGTTTGTAAGTACAGAAGAAGAGTGATAATCAATGGCAGATTTATCTGACTTTTTTAAACTTGTATCCGAAGATAAAAAGAAAAGGAAAGAAAAGTTTGATTCTATTGTCGGTGATTTAAACTTAAACTCTATTTTTGAAGAGGTAGCATCTCTAAAGAAAGAGAATAAAATCAAAAAAAAGGAAGAAGAAAAAACTTTAGAATCCTTCGAAAACTGGTTATATTCAGATAAAATAAAGAAAGATCCAATTGAACAGGTTCAAGAAATTGTAGAAAATGTTATTGAAGAAGTTCAAGAAATTGTAACTAATATAGTAAAAGATCAGGAAGAAGAAAAAACTTTAATAGAAAAATCTTTAGGAATTCTAGCAGAACCATCAAATACCAAAGTTCAAAAAGATCCCCTAACTCCACTGGATCAAAATTTTGCAACTTTAGAAGATCTCCAAAATCATTATAGACTCTTTATTACTCGCATTCAACAACAACTTTCCACATTAGGTGGAGGTGGAGAAACTCGTCTTGAGTTTTTAGATGATGTTGATAGAACTAGTGCTAAAACGGACAATTATTTCCTCCAATATGATGAAACTATCAATAAGTGGATAGGAACAGATAATGGATCAACATTAAGTGGAATTGTAACTTATATTGATGCTGGTCCAAATATCTTTGTTTCATCTCATGTTGGTATTGTAACCATTACTGGAATTGGACTTACTATTGGAGATGCTCCTCCCGTAGATCCAGTAATTTATCCACTTTGGTGGGATAGTACCGTTGGAAAACCATATCTTTATTATAGTGATGGTGATAGTACTCAATGGGTAGAATTTGCACCAGGATGTGGTGGTGCTGGAGGTGGTGGAGGAGGTGATACTCAACAGGATCTGAATACGACTTTAGGATTTGGAAATACCTCCAATCTTGGAATGTCGGTTGGAGTTGTTACTGCAATTTCATATTATGGTAATGGTGCGAATTTAAGTGGAGTTGCTACTTATATTGTTGCAGGAACTGGTATTGATGTATCAGCAAACACTGGATACATTACTATTAGTGCGACTGGTATTGGTAGCACAGGTGTATCACAATTAAATGCAAACTGGAATGCAGTAACTGGAGTTACTTCAATTTTAAATAAACCAATTATTCCAGCAGCACAAGTCAATAGTGATTGGAATGCAATAACTGGCATCTCGTCAATTCTAAACAAACCAACGATTGTTAATCAAATTATTGCAGGAACTGGAATTACAATTTCCCCATCCAGTGGAGTTGGTACAGTTACTATCAGTTCAACTGGTTTAGGAACTGCCACACGATATTATGGATCTTATTCAGACACAACAACACAATCTTGTTCTGGAATTGGTGTTACGACAACAATGCTTCTCAATAGTGTTGATGGGCAAAGTGGATTTACTTTAGCGAGTAATAGTAGAATTACCTCTACTTATGGTGGAGTTTATAATACACAGTTTTCAGTACAGTTGGATAAACCATCCGGTGCAACTGGACATATTTGGATTTGGTTGAGGAAAAATGGGGTAAATTTGCCATATACAAACAGTGTTGTTGCCATTCAAGGAACAAACGCAGAAACCATTGCCTCTTGGAATTTTGTTATTAGTATGAATCCAGGCGACTATATTGAATATATGTGGATGGTAGATGATACTCAAGTACAATTAACACATACAAATCCAATAACTGTAATTGTTGGTCCAGGTGAGAATGTTCCAGTTGATATCCCAGGAATTCCATCAGTCATTATAACCATTCAGCAGGTATAAAACTATGGCAATTAATTTTCCAAATTCACCCACAGTAAATCAAGTATATAAAGCCGCTGGACGTTATTATACTTGGAATGGTGTTAAATGGATATGTGGGGGAGGTCCAGTATCTTATGCAACTACTTATATCACCTCATCATCATATACAATTGCTTTAAGTGATTATTATGTTGGCGTAAATACATCTTCTTCAGCAACAATTACATTACCACCTTCAGTTGATAGTGGATCTACCTACATAGTAAAAGATGAACGCGGAGAAGCATCTAAAGGTGCAAACAGACATATTTACATTGTTCCATCAGGTTCAGATTTAATTGATGGAGAAGATCGAGCAATATTAGCATATGATTTTGGTTCACTTACTTTCACTTATAGAGACGGTTGGAGGGTAGTTTAATGTCTCATTTATATAAACCATCGGAAGATACTTATACTAGCAAAGGTAGACTAAAAGTATCACCATATGAAACTTCATTTTTTAATACTTTCCAGTACGGTAAAGAAACTGATATATGGGATGAAAAAACAACAAATGGGGGATTAGCAACTTTTAGTTCATCTCTTTCCGGCATAATTATGTCGGTTAATAGTCAGGTTGGTTCTGAAGTTATTCGCCAGACTAAACACGTAATGCGTTATATTCCAGGTAGAACTTCTACAGTAACTTTTGCAATTCGTCTTGAAAATCCAGTCACAGGAGTTCGTAGAAGATTTGGATTATTTGATGAAAATGATGGTGCATATTTTGAAGATGGTGGAGATGGAACTTATTATTGTGCTATTCGCAATAGTGTTGGTATAGGGACATCTCTTCTAAGGGTTGCAAGAGCAAACTGGAATGGTGATAAGTTGGACGGAACTGGTCCAAGCGGCATAACTGCAAGTGCGGTTGCTCAACATATGATTAATATCGAATATGAGTGGTATGGAGCTGGTCAGGTAATATTCAGTTATACAATTGATGGAGTTTCTTATGCAATTCACACTTTTAATAATGCAAATAACTTAAATCAACCTTGGTCAAGAACACCATTTCTTCCAATTCGCTTAGAACTTACAAATGTAACTGGTGCAGCAGGAACTCATTATCTTTATCAGGGTTCCAATTCTTTAATTAGTGAGGGAACTCCAGAAAAATTAGGAATTTCTGCAAACATTACCAATTCCGGACTTTCTACTAGTGTTACATATAAGGTTCTTTCAAATGCTAATCAGTTTTATCCAATGGTTAGTATTAAATTAAAATCCACAGATCTTCAAGGTATTGTTCTTCCAACTTTTTTCCAAACAGCAACAATTGATAATACAGGTCTTGCATATAAACTGATCAGAAATACCACTTTAGTTGGAGCAGCATTTACAGATCACCCGGATCCAAACTCATTTACTCAATATGATGTAAGTGCAACATCTTTTGCTGGCGGCATCATTTTAGACTCTGGTTTCGTAACAGGTGGTGGAGGAGGAACAGGAATTGAAATTAATCCTAGAGCTGCAGTGCAAATTGGTAGAGTTGGTATTGGGACAACAATCGCAAGTGACACGTTAACTCTTGTGGTTGCTTATATGGCAAATAGTAATAATGCAAAAAATGCTGTCGCATCAATGACTTGGATTGAGCAGAGATAATTGTATTAATAAATAACTAAAAGTGTATCCAATAAAATAATGGCTCATAGACCAGTTGGGGCGGGATCCTCATTTACATTTACTGCCGGCACTGCAACAACTTCATCTGCTTTTTCAGTACAGTCTAGTGTTTTGAGAGTAGTTGCTGTTGGTGGTGCTGCTTTTGTCGCTGTTGGAGCAACTCCATCAGCGACAGCGGCCGATTATTATGTCCCCTCTGGGGAAACTGCAACTCTTGCCTTAACTAAAGCATCCAATAGAGTTGTTGGTGTAACCACAGGAACAACAACTATTGTTACTGTGCCGGAAGGAACTCAAGTTCCATTTGGTGTAGGTGATTATGTAACCCTGTCTGCATCAGGTCAGACTTATTACAACTTCACTCACCAAAGAGTTATTTCTGTCGATACCACTTCAAATGTAGGTGGATATTATCAAACAAGAATGACTGTTGATTATAATAGTACTGGTATTGCAACAGCATTTTCATCAGCAGATGCATCAGTGATCGCATCAAATAAAGTATCTGTTTTTGGTGCTGGATCAGGAACTTTATATTATCAACAAGTACAAATTACAGGTCAAGCATAATGAAACTTATTACCGAAGAAATCGAATCAGTAGAAGTTCTTACCGAAACGGTCAACGGTAAGAAGACTCTTTATATCCAAGGACCTTTTCTACAGACTGAAGTTGTAAACAGAAACGGTAGAATGTATCGTTTACCTGTTATGGAAAGAGAGGTAAAGCGTTACACTGAACAGTATGTAAACAAAGGTCGTGCTCTCGGAGAACTTGGACATCCCGATGGTCCAACTGTAAATCTTGATAGAGTTTCTCATAAGATTGTTTCTCTTCAACGTGAAGGAAATACTTTCATAGGAAAAGCTCAAATCCTTTCAACTCCTATGGGTAAGATTGCAGAGTCACTTCTAAAAGAAGGAGTTACTCTAGGGGTTTCCTCTCGTGGTATTGGTTCAGTAAAGCCAACTCGCGAAGGTTATACTGAAGTTGGTGAAGATTTTATGCTTGCAACTGCTGCAGATATTGTTGCCGATCCTTCTGCACCTGACGCTTTTGTTCAGGGAATTATGGAAGGTAAAGAGTGGGTATGGGATGGTGGAATGCTTCGCGAAAAAATGGCGGAGCAAACTCAAAGAAGAATTAATGCATTAGTAGATGAAAACCTACTAGAAGACTATAAGTTAAGTTTATTCAATGAGTTTTTAAACTCATTGTAATTTATTAAATTATAAATAAATATAGTTTATAACGTAAGGTTAAACGGAGAGTTCAAATGTCTCGTGGAGATTTACAAGAAATGGAAGTAGGCACTAAGCAATCCAAAACCGCTGTTAATGCAAATGCCAAAGCAGCGGATGCAATGCCAAGTCTATCTGGTGCAACACCAGGTCAAACTGGAGGATGGGAAGACCTAGGCGGACCCACTCCAGAAAATTACAAATCTGATGATGATTCTGCAAAACTAAAAACTCCAGGCGCAACCCTTAAGCAAGTTAAGGATGTTGTAAATAAAGGAGCAAAACCTGCAGAAGCAATGCACGGTGTTAAGGAAGAAGAAGAAGTTGAGTATGATGAAGATGAAGAACTCCTAGAGGCTAAGCACGAAGAGGAAGAAGAGGAGGAAGAAAAAGAAGGAGGTAAAAAAGGTAAGAAGAAGGAAGAGGAAGAAGACGAAGAGGATGAAGAAGAAATGAAAGAAGAGTTTAGCATCGAAGAAGATGTTAATGCTCTCCTTGCTGGCGAAGAACTTTCCGAAGAGTTCCAAGCAAAAGCAAAAATCATTTTCGAAGCTGCTATTCGTTCAAAAGTCTCTGAAATTCAAGAGTCCCTTGAAGAGCAGTATGCTTCTGCTCTTGCTGAGGAAGTTGAAGGAATTAAATCCGAACTTTCTGAGCGTGTAGATTCATACCTAGAGTATGTTGCTGACGAGTGGTTCAATGAGAACTCACTTGTTATTGAACAAGGTCTTAAGACCGAAATGACCGAATCATTCCTCCAAGGAATGAAGGGTC